GCTCCATTCCAAAATACGAAGCTGTTCGCCAAGCTGTTAACTATACCGACCCAAATCGTCGCCCTGGTAGCACTGGTCGTTCGTATTTTAGTGACACCCAGTTTGTACCAAAAGACGATAAAGCTGGAATTCAGGCGGCAAAAACCGCTACACAACAACAGGCTGCTGATATTTTGAGCAAATATACGCCGGCAACCGCTCAGACTAACCCGTATGTTGGGAAGATGGAACGGCCTTGGGAAAGCAATACATCCACTACAAAAGCCGATACAACGTCTGCTGCTTCAGGCATTTCGTCCATTCTTAACCCTAATGATATGTTAAAAAAATATCTGCCTGTGGATAACAAATCTACAACTACGGCAATGGCTCATGGTGGTATTGCCATGCTGTCTAAAGGTCGCTATTTGCAAGGCGCATCTGATGGTATGGCTGACAAACTGCCCGCTTCCATTGATGGGCGCCAGCCTGCAAAACTGAGCCATGGTGAGTTTGTTGTTCCGGCCGATGTTGTTTCCCACCTTGGAAACGGCAACAGTGATGCTGGCGCGCGCAAGCTGTATCAGATGATGGACAAGATCCGCATGGCCCGCACCGGCACGAAGAAACAGGGCAAACAAATCAACCCTGACAAGTTCATGCCTGGCGGCGCAGTGGGTTATGCCTCTGGCGGTAACATTAAAGGATATTTGGATGGTGGTACGGTTGACACAACTAAGCCAACCTATGAATCCAACCTGTCCAACTGGGCTGGCCCGGAAGTAACGGACATGCTTGCAAGAGGCAAGGCTGTTTCTACAACGCCTTACCAAGCTTACACCGGTCCTTTGACTGCTGGCGCATCTGATTTGCAGCAACAAGCATTTGCTGGGATAAGTGACATTGCCAAAAGCGGATACAAGCCAACCACTTTCACCGGCGGTTTGTTTGACATTAACGCAGCAAACCAGTACATGAATCCGTACATTCAAGCGGCCTTGGATCCTCAGCTGAAAGAGATGCAGCGTCAATCTGACATTGCTCGTTTGGCTGATGCCAGTCGCCTGACAAAGGCTGGTGCTTACGGTGGTGGACGCCAGGCAATTATGGAATCTGAAGGTCGCCGTAACCTGCTTGATAAGCAGACTCAAGCGATTGGCACCGGTTATCAGACTGCCTATGACAAGGCAATGCAGCAGTTCAACGCTGACCAACAACGCCGCATGGAAGCAGATAAAGCTTCTGAAGCCTCTCGCCAATACAGCGCTGACTTTGGCATAAAGTCTGTGAAAGATCTAGCTGATCTGGGAGCAACTCAGCGCGCTATTGATGCAGAAGGAGTGGCTGCTGACAAAGCTCAGTTTGAAGAGCAACGAGACTATGACAAAAACATGGTCAAGTACATGCAAAGTTTGTTTAGTGGTTTGCCGCTTGCAACTCAAGGGACGTCCACCGCAACGCCCAACACTTTGCAAACCAGTGCTGCAGCTGCGGATACGGTGATTGCTTACCTGACAAAACTTGGCGTTATCAAGCCCTAAGGAAAAAAAATGTTTTCTCAACCGAGCATTAAGGACATTGCTTCCTTGTATCAGGGAAATCCTGGCGCGCTTGAACAGCGCATTCAAAAGGAAGAACAAGCAAAACCTGGCATTCCTCCTGACTTGCAAAAGCTTTTAGCTCTGCAAATTCTCACATCGGAGGATGATGCAATGAAACGCAATCAAGCGTTACAAAAGTTGCAACAAGTGTCAAATCAGCCAACGGTTGCTGAAAACGTTGAGATGAAAGCCAAGCAAGCTTTGCAATCGCGAATGATGCAAGAGCAACAAAAGCAGCAGGGGTTGCAGGCGTTGGCTCAACAAGCCCAGTCAGGACAGATTCCTGCAGGCGTGCCCCAGCCCGTCAGTCAACCTGATGCTCAAGGCTTGGATGTGCTCACTTCAAACATCGGTCAAAACCTGGCTGGTGGCGGCATTATTGCCTTTGAAGATGGCGGTGATGTACAAGCTGACGATCCTAAAACTGAAGCAATTAGGGCCAAGATCAAAGCTGCCATTCTTGCAAGAGTTAATGAGATGAAAAAATCAGGTCATGCTGATGAAGGCATCATGGGATTTAACGGCAAGGGTGAGCAAGGAAGCACAGTTCCTGAGCTTGATAAAGAAACAGCAGACGATATTTTTCGTCGTATACAAGAGCGCACAGAAAACAAAGAGGAAGAATCAGGAATTACCAAGGCGTTTAAATTTCTTGGAAATGCTGGTCTTACCGCCCTTAAACATGCGCTCAATTACCCTGGCACTGGTTTAAGTTCTTTGAGAGATACCCAGCCAAATGCTGATTTGGTGCCTTTGAGTCAAACCAATGAACAGCCCAAGCGTGTTGCCGGCATGACTCAACAAGAGGTATTTGAAGCAGCTCGTAAGCAAGATGAAAAATCAGGCATCCAGCGCACTCCGCAAGAACAAGCAGAGGCCAATGCTGTTATCAAAAAACGTTTTGAAGGTGCCAATCCTGATGCAGTTGTAAAACCGCCTGCTCCACCTGTTGCTCCAACAGCTCCGGTAGTCTCTGCTAAACCTCCTGTCCCAGCTGCTGCCCCTGCTGCTGCAGCTCCTCAAGGGATCATGGATGCAGCTGAGCAGAAAAAGAACCTTGACATCATTCGCGCGCGCCGTGACTTAGATCCTGCTGCGCGTGAGCGGTTGATGCGTGAGCGTTTCGAGAAAGAGGTTGGCGCGCCTGATACAACTGGTTTGCAATCGCTTGCGGAAGAAATTGCAGCTCGTCGTCAAAAGATAGCTGAGCGTGCAGATCCTATTCAAGACCTGTTGCGTGGTACTGCGTTGGCACCCAAGGGAGAGCGTTGGATGTTCTCTGGTTCTCGCGGTGCTGACTATGCAGACAAACAACAAGCCGCTCGTGATCTTCAAGACTTTGAATTGGCAAAAAGCTTGTTTGAAACACAGGCCAAGATCTCTGATGTTAAGCGTGGCTGGAAGAAAGACGTGTTCACGATTGGACGTGAAGAGTTCAACACCGTCTACAAAGAGGCTTATGACGCCGCTAAAGAGATGGGCAGAACCGATGACGCCGCCAAGAAGCTGGCACAAGATGCTGTGCTTGATCGTGAGAAGATGGCAAATGCACTTGCTACCGCTCGCATCTCTGCTGGTCCCCAGCTGGCTGCAGGAGCGCGTATTGATAAAGCTATTGCGGATTTGATGAAAAACAATACGGAGATGTCTTACGCTGAGGCTTACGAAGCTGTTACAAAGCCGGCCTCTTATCTTGCACCTAACAAGCAGACTCTTGCTGAACTTAAAACATTGGCAGAAAATTTGAGAATCATGGCAGATCCGATGAAAAACCCGGACCCTGATTCACAGAAAGAAGCTGCTCGACAATTGGCTATAGTTACTGCGAAAATAGCTGAAATGGCCAAAGTTGATCTGGGAAGCGCACCTCCTCCTGGAGCAGTGCGGCTGAAGCCTAAACAATGAGGTAACTATGCCTATTTATGAAGTTGATGTCGGGGGTAAAACGTATGAAGTTGATGCCCCCGATCCGAATACTGCTTGGCAATGGGCTAATTACACCGACAAGAATGCTCCTCCAGAGCCAGGGTTCTTTTCCAACATTGGACAACTTCTAGTCAAAGGTGGCAAGCAAACGCTTGGTGCCGCTGAAGTTGCTCCCTCTGTCATTGCCGGTGGGGATGTTGCCGCTAAATCAAAGCTAATCGCTGAGCAGCTGGGCACAACCGTCCCTGAACCCAAAGAGCTCAAAGACATCAAAGGCGCTTTCAAAGAAGAAGGTAAAGCCTGGGAAGAAGCCCAAGGATTCATGCAAGGATCCAAGGCGATTGGTGAGATGCTCTATGAGGTTGGCCGTCAAGCCATCACCAACCCCAAGGGTCTGATGTACATGACCGCTGAGCAGGCGGCAAACATGGCTCCCTCCATCGCCGGCATGATCGCTGGCGGTAAGGGTGGTGCTCTTGCAGGAACGGCCATTGCTCCTGGCGTTGGTACTGCCATCGGTGCTGGTGTTGGTGCTATCGGCGGTGCATTTGCAGGCCAAGCCCCTGTCGAGATCGGATCAGAGTTTATTGGGTTGATCGGTAAAGAGCTAAACAATCGTGGGCTTGCTCCTACAGAAGCAAACGTCCAGGCACTGATGCAAGACAAAGAGTTCTTGCAAAAGGCTATCTCAGAAGCCCGCACAAAAGGTACGACGACAGCGGCCATAGATGCTGCTACAACGGCTTTGGGAGGCAAGGTGGCTGGTGGTGCCAAGAGCGCCGCAATTAAAGCCGCCAGGACCGAATTAGGGGCTACTGCAGACGTTGCAAAGATTGCAGATCGAGCCAACGAAATTATGGCTAGCAGAACCATCGGCCAGAAGGTGGGTCGCGGTGCTGCTGGTGTTGGTCTTGACGTTGCTGGCGGTGGTATCTCTGAAGCTGGCGGTCAGCTTGCTGCTTACGGCAAGGTTGACCTGGAAGATGTTGCGCTTGAAATTTTGGGTGAGCTGGGTGGATCAGCAGTCGAAGTGCCGTTGGCCGCACGTTCTTTGCGTACACCAGGCTTGCCTAGCGCAATTACCCCGCCTGCACCTCCTGCGGCCCCTGTAGCTACAACGCCCCCTCCTCCGGCTGCTCCTCCAGCCGCTGCGCCCCCGGCTGCACCTGCCGCACCCAGCGCAGAAGAAGCCCAAGACACGGCAGCAATGTTGCGTGAGATCCTTGCGCAGACCGAAGAAAAGCCACCTGTTGCTACGGGTAAACCAGCAGAACCAAAGGTAACACCAGAGCCTGTTACACCCCCAGAAGTGAGTACTTTTGGGACAGAAGTGAAACAAGTTACACCCCCGCCAGCGCCGCCTGCAGCTCCCGTGGTGGAAGCTCCTGCCATTGGCAAAGAAACAATTCGTTATCAAGAGCCTCCAAAAGATAAAGACACTCTGTACATGCCGGAGGTTGTTGTTGATAACAATCTTTACACAGCGTCTAAAACTGGCACAGGATCAAGGATTGATCTTAAACAGCCTCAAGTTGCGGGCGGACTCACTGTTAACTCTGTCAGCGTAAGCCCAGACAGAACAACGTTTTTTGGTGAAACAGAAAAGTCAAAAGGGGTAAGACTAAAAGTCGATAAAGATTACCTCGAGTTGGATAGTGATGCTGGTGGTTTTGCCAGAATGTCTCGTAGCGAACGAGATAAAGAGAAGTTGTTTAGACGTGTTGTGGGTGATGCTGCGGTTGATAAATTTTTATCTTCTGCTCCTCAAGAAACCCAGCAAGCCTTTGCAACATCTGTTCTGGGTACTGATTACAGCCCGGTAATGGAACGTTTGTCTAAATTATTTGAAGACAAATATGCAGCTCCTGCCACAGAGGTTACGCCTGCACCGGCTCCTACCCCACCTGCTGCGCCAGCTCCTGCCGCACCCTCAGCAGTAACCCCGACACCAATCCAAGTTTTCATGGGTTTGGAAGATGCTTCAACCGAGTCGTTGAAAGACGGCCCTGTTAAGGATGCGCTGTTAGCGAGCGACATGATTAACGGCAAAGGCATCTTGACGCCAAAAGGCCGTGACTTGCTAGGCAAAATCAAGCCGGCTGGGCTTAGTGCAAGACAGCCGTCCAGCGAAGAAGCCGAGGCAATGATTCGTGAAAACGTGTTGCAGCCTGCTTTAGCGAAGCCTGCGGCACCTGCTGTCGAAGCACCCAAAACTACTTCCAGCGATTTGCTCAAGCAAATTGATGAGATTGAAAAGAAAACTCAGACTGGCAAGTATTCTCCTTTGCCAACGATCGATAAAGCAATCGATGCCGTTGACAAAATGAAAGCTGGCCGAGTTGTTGATGTGCCTACCTCGGGTTGGATGAAGGGCCAGGGCATTACCTATCAAGAGCCGGGCAAAAAGCCTCAGTTCACTCCCATGGGTGAGCGCTTTGCCAAGGCATTGAAGGATGCCCAGGCAACTCTGACAGAAGATCAGAAAGTATCTCGATCAGAAGATGAGCGCTTAATTCGAGAGGCGCTCGACAAGGCTCGTGCTAAAACCGAAAAAGAGCGGACCAAGGCTGTTGCCGAGAAAGAAGCAAAAGAAACCGAAGCAACTAAGGAAGCTGAGGAAAAAGCTAAAGCTCAGCAAGACCTGGAAGATGCGCTGGGCGATCTGTCCATGCTGTTGTCCAAGCCTGGGCGCATGAACATTGTTCCTGAAGATGAGCAAAAGCTTCTGCCGATCCTGACCCGGATCATGGATGCTGCCTTCCGTCTAGGAAAGATCAAGTTCAAGGAAGCTTCTCGCTTTGTGATGGACACGATCCGCTCCAAGCTGGGGGACGAAGTTGCAGACCAGATCACGCTGGATCACCTGCAAGGTTCGTACATCGGCATGGCCGGTAAGTATCAGGATCAGGGCGCTAGCTCGAAGAAGGAAGTCATCGAAGTTGAGTCGATGGATGAGATTGAAGAGCGCGAAGCTCCTAGCGGCATAGAGAGTGCTGTTCAATTTTCTCGCAAAGAAAAAATGGCGCAAGAGATTGGAGACAAACTTTCCGATGGAGCCAGCTTTAAGACCATTGTTGAGGCCAGAGATCAGATCAGCAAAATTACTGGCGAAAAGATTGAGCCCGGTACCAAAGCCGCAAAGGATGCTGACGAAGCGATTGAAGCAGGCGTCATCATTGCCGCTCGCAATATTATCGAAGAGGGTAGGTTTAATAAGCGATCTACCCAAGAAATCTATGACGAGCTGGTCGGTTTGTACAACCGTCAGCCTAACCTCTCTGTTCGCAGTTCAACTAGCGTAGCCAACCAAGCTTATTCCACGCCCGCCCCTCTGGCTTATGTTGCCTCTGAGCTGGCTGGGATTACCAACAAAACAACCGTGCTTGAGCCAACTGCAGGCAACGGCATGCTGTTGATCGCGGCCAACCCGGACAAAGTGCGAGCAAACGAGCTTGATCCTGATCGGGCGCGCATGTTGGAAACCATCATGTTTGGTGCTGACATCTCTCAAGAGAATGCTCTGGAGATGGAGATTGAGAACAACTCCTTTGACGTTGTCATCGCCAACCCGCCGTTTGGCAAGGCTGGTGAGATCAGCAACATCGACCACGACATTGTCCTGAAGTCCCTGGTTGGGCTGAAGGAAGATGGCCGCGCTGTCTTGATTGTGGGTGGTGTGCAGGCCACGACCGAAGAGGGACGCCGCGAGGGCTACAGGAACCGCGCCAAGCGTGAGTTCTATTACGAGCTGTACAACCTCTATAACGTTGTGGATCATTTCACAGCAGGCGGCAACTTGTACGCCAAGCAGGGCACCACCTATCCCGTTGATGTGATCGTGATTGACGGTGTTGGCAAGTCATCGCGGGATCTGCCTGCAGCAGAGCTGCCCCAGCTCATCACGACATACGAACAATTAAAGGAGAAGCTAAATGAACCCATGGTATCCGGAGAAGATCGTGGCACCGGCAGAGCTGACAGCGGTGTCAGTGCCGAAGGGGAAGCTGAGCGAGAAGGAGTGGATCGAGGCGCTGAGCGACCGAGTGGCGGACCTGGCGCTGAAGGAAGAAAACCCGCTGGAGGCGGCGAACGAGGCGTGTCGGAGGCTAGACCTACCGAGCGTGGAGAGCGCGAACCAGGTGGGCGAGGCGCTGGTGAAGTACAACCTGAACCTGCTGACGTATCTGAGCGTGGAGCAAAGGGAGAACCAGTGGCCGGCGCAGGTGAGCGGGCCAAACGAGCTGGCGAAGCAGGCGCTGAAGGACGTGGACCTGGAAAGCTGGGTGGAGTTAGCGTTGTCTCAGGTGAACGTGTCGGATCTGGCTTAGCAGAACGCCGTGGCCTGGAGACCGAAACAGAAAACCAGGTCGCTTACTATCCCCATTCGCAAGCCAACTCTGTTGGAACCCTGGTTCCCAAGGCCATGGCTGACTCAATTGAGAACTCTCTTGCCAAGATTGAGAGCTCGGTCGGAGACCTGGACAACTACGTTGCTGAGTCTTTGGAAATGGATCCTGAGACCGTGCGTGAGTTGTTCTCTGCTGAGCAGGTAGATGCGCTGGCACTTGCGATCAATAACGCAGAGGCTGGCAAAGGCTTCATCATCGGGGATCAGACCGGCGTTGGTAAAGGCCGTGTTGTTGCCGCCATGATGCGTTATGCCCTGGTCAACGATAAGACGCCGATCTTTGTGACAGAGAAGCCCAACCTGTACTCGGACATGATCCGGGACTTGGATGATATTGGGATGACGAAAGAGCTGGCGCTTGATACCGCCAAGCCCAAGATATTTATCACCAACGGCAGCGAATCTATTCCATACACCCTCCTGCGCAAGAAGGGTGACGAGATTACTGAAAACAACCTGATCCTCAAAGCTCCCAAGTCTGGGGCTGCTTTGGACGGGATGATGAAGTCCATGATGGAAAAGGATAGCTTGGGTGACTACAAGGTGATCTTCACCACGTACAGCCAGCTGCAGACCGTCAAGGGCAAAGAGACCGAGCGTCAAAAGTTTATCAATCAGTTTGCCGCTGGCAACTACATGATCTTTGACGAGAGCCACAACGCTGGCGGCGCTGGTGAGACCCAGGCCCGGACTAAAGAACAAAGAGAGAAGGCTAAAGCTGGTGAAAGCCTGGCTACCGGGCGCGCATCATTCGTGCGTAACTTGGTAAGTAAAGCTTACGGCACGTTCTTCTCATCGGCCACGTATGCCAAGCGCCCTGACGTGATGGACCTGTACTCCAGCACGGACATGAGCCTGGCTGTGGATAAGATTTCAGAGCTAGCAGAAGCTATCAAAGGTGGCGGCATTCCGATGCAGCAGACCGTGGCTCAAATGCTGACCCAGGTTGGCCAGTACATCCGCCGCGAGCGCACGTTTGCTGGTGTGTCTTATGACACTCAAGAGACCAAGGTTGACAAAGAGACTGCCGAGAACATGGCAACGTCGATGCGCGACATCTTGGCTTTCTCGCGCGCAAAAGAGCTGGCAGTCAAAGACATCCAAAAGCAAATGGATCGTCAGGGTGCCAAGATTGGCATGGAAGGCGAAAAGACCAAGGTGCAGAGCGCCAACTTTGGCTCGATCATGCACAACTTGATCGACCAGATGCTGCTGTCTTTGAAGGCACAGGAGTCTGTGCGTCATGCGATTGAGCGTTTGAAGGCAGGCGAGAAGGTTGTAATGACAGTGTCTAACACCATGGGTTCTTTCTTGAAGACCTATGCTGATGACATGAACCTGAATGTTGGTGATCCTGTCACTTTGTCGTTCAAGGATCTGTACATCCGCTACCTTGAGAAACAACGAATCCTTTCGATCAAGCATCCTGGTGGAAGAGTTGAAGAGTATCGTTTGACTGACAACGATCTTGGTCCGGCCCTGGTTCAGCAGTACGAGGAAATAAAGACTTTCATCGAGAACGCTGGGTTTGGCTCTGCCCCCATCTCTCCAATCGACTACATGCACGCTGAGCTGCGTAAGGCCAAGGTTAAAGATTTAAACGGTGTCGAGCGTAATGTAAAAACCGAAGAGATCACGGGTCGTACCATGACCCTGAACTACGAAGGTGGACGTCCCATCCTGACCAGCCGCACCGCCAACATCAAGCAACGTGTGAATGCCGTCAAGGCTTTTAACAGTGGTGCAGCTGACGTCATCATTCTGAACCAAGCTGGTTCTACTGGTCTGTCTCTACATGCCTCAAACAAGTTCATAGACACGCGCAAGCGGCACATGATCATTGTTCAGGCTGAGAAGAACATCGACACCCACATGCAGATGCTGGGCCGTGTTCACCGTACTGGCCAGGTGATCCCGCCTGCTTACTCGCAGATGATGGCTGACATCCCTGCTGAGATGCGCCCTGCTGCCATCCTGCTCAAGAAGATGGCCAGCTTGAACGCCAACACAACAGCTTCGCGTAAGTCTGCCGTGTCTGCTGAAGGCGCTGTTGACTTCATGAATGAATACGGCGGTCAGGTTGCCCAGGAATACTTGCGTGACAACCCTGAAGTTTATGAAGCACTGGGTGGCAAGAAGATCCTTGAGATCATGGAAGATCCGTCAGAGGCAAACGAAGACGACATCCGCCGCCTGACGGGGTATATCCCCATCCTGCCCATCAAACAGCAGGAAGAGGTCTACAAGGATCTGGTCGAGCGCTACAACGATTTGATCGAGCGCGAAGACAGCATGGGCACCAACAAGTTGGAAGCCAAGGCTGTTGACCTTGACGCCAAGACGATTGCGTCTGCTGCCATCACCGAAGACAAGGGTGACCCGTCTGTGTTTGCCAAGCCCGCCATCATGGAGAAGGTGGACGTCAAGCGCACGGTCAAGCCTTACTCCAAGGATGAGGTTAAGAAGCAGGTTGAGGAAAGCCTGGACGGCGAAAAGGCTGGCGAAAAAGCCGCCAAGATGTGGCATGAGCTCAGTGATCGCGTGAAGGAATATGGCCGACCCATCATTCAAAAGATGGAAGAAGAAGCCGAGCCAGATCGGATCAAGATCGAGAACACCAAGAGCCAGCTCAACGCGCAATACACCCACGCCAAGACCATTCTGACCGAGTTCCCGATCGGTTCTCCGGTGGTGGTGAAGCATTCCAAGGGCATGCTTGTGAAGGGCGTTGTGACAGACGTCCAGAACAAGATGAAGACCAAGAACCCGGCTGCTGGTTCTGATTGGAAGATGACGATTGCCCTGGCTGATGGGGATGCCAAGTCCATCACGATGACGTTCTCTCAGATTGGTAGCACCTACCAGCTGAAGAAAGAATCAGAGACGGCCTGGTTTAATCCTACAACCGACAAGTTCGAATACATCCCGATGTTGGATCTGTTCGACAAGGGTGCAACCGTGCGACGTGAGAAGCGTTGGATGGTGACCGGTAACATCCTGGCTGGCTTCGCTGCTGTGAATAACATGGGCCAGATCATCACCTACACGAAGGATGATGGCACCACGGCTCAGGGCATCTTGATGCCCCGCACGTTTGACTTTGAGAAAGCCCAGAAGAACGCCGACGTTCGCTTGAAGAACCTCGCTGCGGTGATGGATTTCTTTAACACGTTTGGTCGTAACGCTGAGGTCAGCACGCCGGAATGGAACCTCAAGATTGCCTACATGGGTAATTCTGAGTACCGCTTTGTTACCCCCAGCTCCAAGCGTGAGGGCGGCACTTTCTATCTTGACAAAAGCCTGACCGATATTACTGGCGACTTCTACAAGTCTGGCCAGATCATGCGTGCAATGGTTTATAGCCAGGACAAAGCCAACGAAGCTATCCAGTATCTGTTGTCGGACCGGGGCGAGACTCTGATTGCTTACAACAACAAGGATAAAGCTCGGGAGATGTTTGCTCCTAAGGTTCCTTTGGCTAATGTCCAGCCTGATTTTGAGCGTGAGAGTCTGAGTGCAACGGCCAACTTTGTTGCTGACCGCGAGACATTGATCCGCAAGTACCAAAGCCTGCGTCAAAAGCGTGGCGCGATCATGCGTAAGTTCAAGAAGGGTGAAACCGGATTGGATGAGCAAGAAGCAATCAACACGATCGATGAGATTGCTAGCCAGATCAAAGACGATATTGCTTCCAGCAAGGTCAAGCGCACAGACGCCAAGAACTTCTTTGCCCGCGCCACCCGAGAGTGGAACGACGGCAACATCAGTGATGACGTTTACGCTGCCATCAAGACCATGTACGAGAAGTACCCCATGGTCCTGGAAGGGCTGAACCTGTCGGTGAAGAAGCAGCCGGAAGACAGTAACGCTGCCGGTCAGTTCTTCTCTCTGGCGCGCCTGGTTCGCCTGTACAAAGGCACCAACGGCGTCCAAGATCCATCAACCATCCGCCATGAAATCACCCACGGCCTTGAGCAGATGATGTCTGCTGATGCTGTGGCAGACCTGATCATGGATTGGTCTGACAAGCTTGGAAAAGCCATCAAGAAGGATGTGCCTGAAGCACGCCCATACTTCCGAGCTGTGCTGGAGTTCTTTGAGAACCCGTCTATCGATGCATACAAGGCCGCAGTAGCCCTGATGCCAAGCTACGACTATTACCAGTACATCAACCCGTCTGAATACTGGGCAGTCAACGCTGAGAAGCTGATGGCACGCAAGCTGGGTACTGGCTGGGATAGATTTGTCCTGGCAGCTAAGCGACTGTTTGAAGGCCTGAAGTACATGTTCGGGTTTGACAACCAGTACATCGTGCAGCGCACCTTCAACGACATCATGTCTTCTAAGGGCGAGCGCTTCACAAAAGCAGCCTTGAATGACTACGTTGAAGCCAGCGTGATGGGCATGCTCAACCTGGATGAGAACACCCGCCGCAACTACAAGGGCAAGCCTGCTCCTTTGTCCACTTGGGATTCTCCTGAAATGCTCAAGTTGGACAACTGGGCATATCGTTGGCAGGACAAGCACATCGATACCAAGCGAGTTGTGCAGGCCGTCACAAAGGGGATTGGCGATATTGCTGACCGCTTTGATGCTTACCTGAAAGAGACGCTGTACCACGGTCGTGTTGCAAAGCAGACCATGGACTTCCTCAAGCGTGACTTCCGTCCGTTCATCGAGAAGATGGCAAAGATGGGCGTGAAGGTTGACGAGTTTGAGTTCTACCTGCACAACCGTCATGCCGTTGAATACAACGAGCTGATTGCTTCGCGTAACGCTGGCATGGCCGACAAGGGTTCCGGCATTGAAACCGATGAAGCCGTTGAGTACTTCAACAACCTCAGCGCAGAGGACAAGAAGAAGTATGAAGAGCTGGCCAAGGATGTCGATAAGTTTGTGGCTGAAACCCAGGACATGCTGGTGGAAAATGGGCTTGAAACCCAGGAGCGCATTGATTCCTGGCGTGACATGTTCAAGCACTACGTTCCGCTCAAGCGTGATCCCAACGAGCTAGACTTTGTGAACCCAAGCTTTGGCATGGGTAAGGGCTTTGCCATCAAGGGTGACTTCTCCCGCACGGCTACTGGCTCGCTGAAGACGGTGGTGGACATCCTGAACAATATCGCGCTGCAGCGTGAGATGGCCATCGTGCGCTCTGAGAAGGCGCGTGTTGGTCGGGCCCTGTACGGGATGGCCTTGCAAGCACCCAACCCTGAGTTCTGGATGCCCATCAACCCTGATGCCATCAAGAACAAGAAGAAGCTGATCGCTGAGCTCCAGTCTATGGGCTTGGATGCTGATACGGCAGAGAACATCCTGCAAGAACCCCGCACGCCGCGCATTGACAAGAAGACCGGCATGGTCGAGTACTCTGTCAATCCGGCCATGCGTAACATGCCCAACGTGTTCCCTGTGCGTATCAACGGCAAGGACCGCTTCATCATCTTCAACCCGGCTGACCCCCGTGCCAAGCGAATGGTCGAAGCTCTGAAGAACATGGACGCCCACCAGCTTGAGAACGGCCTGGATACGATTGCTGAGCTGACGCGCCTGATGGCCGCGATGAACACGCAGTTCAACCCGGTGTTCGGTGCCTGGAACTTTGTGCGTGACGTTGAGTCTGCAGCCGTCAACCTGACCGGCACTTCCATCGCAGACAAGCGCATGCAAGTTGTGGCTGATGCTATCCCCGCGCTCAAGGCAATCTACCGCGACCTGCGTGGCAAGACACCAACGAATGCCAAGGCAAAAGAGTGGATCGACCTGTACGAGCGCTTTGCCAACGCCGGTGGCCAGACGGGTTACCGCGAGCAGTTCACCCGCGCCAAGGACAAGGCGACCCTGGTCAAGCGTGAGATGGCCCGCCTGGATCGCTCTAACGTGCGTAAGGTTGCCAACGCTGTGGCTGACTGGTTGTCTGACTACAACGACGCGATGGAAAACGCCGTGCGTCTGTCAGCATTCAAAGCAGCCCTTGAGAATGGCTTGTCTGAGGACCGCGCTGCTGAGCTGGCTAAGAACCTCACGGTTAACTTCAACCGCAAAGGATCCTGGACAACGAACGCAAACGCCTTCTACGCCTTCCTGAACGCTTCTGTGCAGGGCTCTGCCCGTATGGCTCAGCTGATCTTTAAGCGCGATGACAATGGCAAGGTGAGCCTCACAACCGGGGGCAAGTCAATCATTGCCGGCGGCATGATGATCGGTGCGATGCAAGCTGCATTGCTGGCCATCTTTGGCTTTGATGCTGATGAGCCGCCAGAGTTCTTGAAGAACAAGAACTTGATCATCCCAACGGGTAGTGGTAACTATCTGATCGTGCCGATGCCGCTGGGCTTGAACGTGTTCCCCAACACTGCACGTATCGTGACGGAGTATGCCCTCACCCAGGCTGGCGCGATGACGGGCAAGCGGGATCTTCCCAAGACCATCCTGAGCATTGGCTCTGCTGTGCTCGATGCCTTCAACCCCCTGGGCTCCAGTGGCTTGATCCAGACCCTGTCCCCCACGTTGGTAGATCCATTCGTTGCGATCGCTGAGAACAAGGATGCCTTTGGTCGTCCGATCTCGAAAGAGAATCGAGCCACGAATCCCACGCCTGGGTATGAGCGCAGCCGTGACAACGCATCAGCCATCAGCAAAGGTCTGGCTTATGGTATCAACTACCTGACGGGCGGTGGTAAGTACGGCATCGGAGCTTACAGCCCGACCGCTGATGACATCGACTATGTGTTCTCCCAGTACGTGGGTGGCCTGGGTCGTGAAGCTTCCAAGGCGGTTGGCTTCGTTAAAGCCAAGGCTGAGGGTGAAGAGACGCCGCCTTACAAGGTGCCAATCCTGGGCAAGGCCTACGGCGAGACGCAAACACCGTCAGCCGTATCGGATAAGTTCTACAAGAACGTAACGATGCTGGCCGAGCTTGAAGGTGAGATGAAGCGCATGCGTGAGAAGCGTGAAAGTCTCACAGAGTTCATGAAAGACAACCCTGAGTACAAGTTCATCCAGAACGCAAACAACCTTGAGAATCAGATCTCCCGGATCAACAAGACGATCAAGGAAATTCAAAAGCGTCCTGAGACCGAGCAAACCAAGGCCCAGATTGAACGCTTCAAAGAGCAGAAGACTCGGATGATGAATAACTTCAACGAACGAGTTAAGGCTTCACAACGTCAATAAGGCCGCGAGAGAAGAGCTCACCAATAGTCCCCCGGTGAGCGTCTTCCCACATTTGCACGCGCTCTTCCTTGCTCATGCGTGAGCCTTGGTCCAGCTCGCTGTGGCATCGATAGCAGAGAGATGCAATTCGATAGTCGTGGGCCTTGATGCTTCGACCTTTGCCGTCGCGCAGCTGGTTGGAGTGAGCAGCGACCACCGTGCCGTCCTGTATTCCACAGTGTTGGCAGGGCAGTTCGCGCGCAACCTCCAAGATCTTCTTGTTTCTATAGATCATTTTTCTTGCGTACTTTTTTAATTGCAACGATGCCCTGTTCTGGAGGCTTGCGTGCTTCCATCATCAGGTCTGCAAGTTCGTATGCAAGGTAGGGGATGTTGTCATTTGCCCGATCTCTAATGAGCAGACCGGTCATGGCAAACATCGCCGCTAGATCACGCAGATTGTTTTCGTGTTCGTCCATCAATGTTGCCTTTTCTCTTTGAGTCTTTCTGTACAGTAACCCAACGCTCGCTCAAAAGAAGATATGGCTTCATCCTCTGGTGTCTTGGTTTCCACCATGACCGCAGCCAGGGCCAGGCATAACCCATTCACCAAAGGTTGAAGCTCTTCTTTGTCATGCTCATTGATAATGTCAATGAACATCTGAGCATAGAAAAAACTGTTCATGACTGTAGTTGCTCGATTTGATCAATCAAGATGTCATTCAAGTACTTGCCTCGAATCGCAATAACTTCAATCTCTTTGCAGTTATCAACGATCTTGACGCAGTCTTTGATAGCTTTTGAGTAACCGGCTTTGTAACTGTCGTTGCCGTCCAGGATCATTTGGATAGCGTCACGCACGGTGCTGGATGCCTTTCGCTCTTGAGCCAGCTCTTTGATCTTGTCGTGGTATTCAGCGGGCAGGTACACGCTGTAGGGGATAAGTTTCTTCATTAAGAACGCCTCCATGCGTCAAAGCTATTTTTAAGTTTGTTGAATAAGTCTCGCGCTTCTTTGTCTGTCTTCAGCTCTTTCCTGGATTCAATCCCAAGATAGCTGGTAAGCCATTCAGTGCAGACCCTTTCGTTCTTTTCCATCAGCCATTCTTTGGCATGGAGCCATTCCCAGAAGTCAGGATCGCGGCAAAGGATGCCAGCCATCTTGACTGCTTGGTCGCCTGGGAATTCGTTGGTGCGGTTCATGGGTTGCTCTTGTTCGTCCAGTCGGACCATGACAACAACGTATCGTGAGCCGACAAAGTCACGAACAAGATCATCGGGGATCTCATCTGGGTGAACAGCCAAGGTCAGGATATACCCATCCTTAGACTGTTTCAACCCAGCCTTGACGCCCTCAAACTGGATAGTGGGCTCTGTCAAGTTTTTGCTCCAATAGATTAACCACTGCTTCCAGGCCAACCACTTGTTTCTCCAGCTCGTGCGCCATGCGAACAGCTTCTGTCTTTTGCTTAACCAGGGTCTTGTTGTCCTGGAAGCTAGACTCAAGAGCATCCTGCAGCCGCTTTGCCAGCGCTTCCCAGTCGGTGGTGATTTGGACGCTGCGAGGGCGACCACGTTTTTTAGTATTAGTCATCCCAGGGATCCTTTCCAGAAAACGATTCAGCGGGTTTCTTGTAGGTGTTGACCTTCATCGAAACCATAGGATTGCCGTCTTTGTCCTTCTTGCGCCAGCCATCGAGCTTGATCTTGACGGAGGTCTGGCCTGCAGCCTCCTCGATCATGGACAACAACAAGTCTTTCTCGATCTCGATGTTGCCGTTCATGTCCGGTGCTTTCTCGTTACGCCGGTTCTTTGACGTCCAAAGCGCCCCAGTGTTTGGGTAATCCATTCTTTACTCCTGTGTGAATGATTGTTTTGTTTTCTTGAGAATCTCAAGTGCATCTGCGTAGACCGTGGGTGTCTCTTCTTTCAGGCGATCAAAGTGGGCTTTGTTAACCTTGAAGATGTTGTTCACGTCATCTGCGCTCTTTGCCAGTTCGAGGGCAACGTTGACGGCGTCCATGATTGCGCCTGCCCAGTCACCATCTTCGCGCTCTTTGAGCACGATGTTCCACTCCCCTCCTTTTCCTGATGTAACTTTTTCAACAGGTTTAAGCGCCTGCTTGATAGCGAGCTTGGGCTCAACCTTTTTGCTCTCGATGTAGGAGGCCGTAGCTTTGTTGGCGTCGTCATCTTCTGGTGCGATGCCACAGGCGGCTTGCAGGCTATAGCGGCGAGCATACGTAAGCGCGCCACCAAAACCCTGGGGGTCATGCTTGGAGGCTGGGATGTGCAGCTTGCCTGCGCTGAACTGCTGGCCAGACTCGTGCAGGAAGGTTGTCTCCACAATCACGCCATCCTCACACAGGTGGGTCTGCTGCATGAGCATGATGCCGTTGTTGTTCAAGGCATCGATGACGGCTTCGATACATGCGTCCAGGGCTGCGTACTTCGTGCGGAAGTGCGGGTTCGTGCTGGTCTTGAGAGCGGGCCCGAACTCTTTCTGGGCCTTAACCAGTGCTTCAAAGATCTCTTTCATGCTGTTCCTTCTCTGTTTTTCTTGAATTCATAGTCATTGCGGTACTCTGTTGGCGGGGTCCAACCGTGCTTGCGCCACAGCAGCTGCACGTCTGAACCCTTCTTGTAAACAAAGTAAGGATTGAGCAACCCCTTTTTTTCCTTCTCCATTTCACTTCTCCTTATAGGCTTGATACTGATTACAAAACCCGCTGACGGTGCAGAACTTCTCACAGCGGGTACGTTCACCGGGTCGGACTTCTATCTCATAGTCCTTCCCGTACTCGGCCACTTTTTCATTGGCTTCTTCAGGGGTGAAGCAAACGTTGCGTGCTTTGACTCCACCTTTTTTCTTGACTGCGTAAGTTGTTTGCTTTTCCCACATATCGCTGGGGCTGCACTCTGGCAGCTCATCCCCAAGGTCAAAGGACAGGGCGGCGTTTGAGTGCTGAGATATGCGCTGGCGAATGAAGTCTTCGCGCAGCTCGTAGGGCCACAACTGTATCGGAATAACTTTGATCGGGGCATCAGGGTAAGCCTCCTTCATCGCGGCATCCCGGCGGCTCCAATCGCGGATGATGGCCACGATCTCCAGCTTGTGGATGGGCATCTTCTTGACCTTCTCCACCAGCCAGGCGTAGATGTTGAGCTGGTATTCCCAGTCAAGCTTTTCGTTCATGACCGACCAAGCGCCGGTTGTCTTGTAATCGTTGATCGTGATGCTGCCGTCCTCGTTGACAATCTGCAGATCAATCGCGCCTGAGATAGACCAGCCATCGAGCTCGGCGTGCAAGCGCTCTTCGACAAGGTGGTTATCGTCCTTGCCGTGCTCAAGAACGCCGTGAATGGCGGTGCCAAAGATCGACCAAACCATGTCGGCCACATCCACCTCGATCTTGTCTTCGTGTGCCTTACGCAGCTGCACGATCCTGGGTGCGTTGATGAGCTCGGTCGCAGACAGGTGAGCCTTCCCCTTGGAATAGGTCGGGCGCTTCGTGATGTTGACGAAGGTCTGGGGTAGGTTGTACTTGTTGGTGATGATCATTTGATGGCCCTCAAAACAAACATGAAAGTCTCCGGTCCTTCGTCAACAAAGGCCGGCTCGAAGTTAGCCTTGTAAATGTTTCGGAAATCAGACATAGAGTTTTTCCCTACGTTTTCCTCATAAGCTTTCTGGCTCAGGAACACCAGGTTTTCTTTCACCAGGATGCGGCTATGGCTGGGGTCTCCTAAGGCCCATACAGACGTTTTCGAAGGGCAGGTGGCTAGTAGGTAGCCTCCTGGCTTTAAAACGCGCCAGAAGTCGCTGAATTGCCAGAAGAAGAACTTGTAATCCCCCTGGCTTCCTGTGTGCTCAAGTACCTCATAGGCGTGGATTTCGTCGAACTCGTTAGCGTTGAACGGCAGGCCGAGCTTGTTCGTCAGATCCCAGACAACGTCAGGTTTGTGGTCGGCGTTGTAATCAAGCGTGGTTACGTTGGACCAGGTCTGGGTGTTATCGCAGGTCAGGCGCTTTGAGCGCTCAGATCCGCAGCCGATCAAGAGTTCTCGTTTCATGCTTGTCCTTTTGTTCTGATTAGATTTGCAGCAAATCCGTTCGGGTCATACAAGTCCCATGAATTTGAGTCTTCACAAGCCTTTGCACAAGCCTCACGCTCGGCATCCACCATGCGCTTGACCTCTTGGTGATGGTCTGCGGCTTTTATCCACAGCTCTCCGTCAAACTCTTTTGCCTGAATCATGCTTGGCCCCTTGCTCGGATTGCGGCGGCGCACCATGTCGCTAGTACATCTTCTCCTTCATATTCAACGTCAATGTCATCACACACCTTCGCACACGCCTCACGTTCAGCGGCTTGAGCCATGTGGAAGAAGCGTTCAAGGTCTTCTACATGAGCTAACGCACAATTCATTTCAAACGGCCCCAATCCAGCCTCTAAAGCCATGCGGATAATGTCATCTCTGGTCATTTCTTCACCTGGAAGTTTTTCATCAGTATTTGCATCTGGGATTGGTTCAATGTCCACCAGGGTTGCTTGCCGCCCCACCTGTAAGCAACGTCCCAGATCTCCTTCGCAATCTCCTCAGTCACAAGACTTAGAAGGTCGTTCTCCTCAGATTCCCACCACTCTTTAAAGTGAAGGTCCTTTTCTTTCTTGTATTCGTTTGATGACATTGCCGCTCCGTGTTAGAATCTGTGACACATTATACCCATAACAATTCATGTGTTGCAAGGAGTTTATCAAATGGCAGTGACCACCACTCAAAGAAGTCTGAAGTTGATGCGCGAGCGTGGGTATTACGCTGAGGTTGTTGAGCGCTTTAACAGTTTCACAAAGCGTAAAAACGATCTGTTCGGGTTCATTGATATTTTGTGTATCAAGGAGGGGGAGGTTGTAGGCGTACAGACCACCAGCCGGGGGCACATTGCCAACAGGTCTACGAAGATCCGCGAGCATGTAAATTTCCCTATCGTGAAGTCAGCCGGCATAGTTGTTGTCGTGCAGGGCTGGGCAAAAAAGGGTGCTCGTTGGGAGGTGAAAGAAGTTGTGATAGAGTAGCCGTGCAGTTGCTAGGTTGTCTCCTCCTAGCAATGCACTATGCATAGTGCTTATCCCCCGGTCGAAAGCTGGGGGGTTTTTTAAAATGATTGATTATTCATACCCAACCATGATGGCCGAGAAGGCTTTGCGCGAGCTGCATCACGCGATGCTTCGACGCGATTACGATTCCGCCCTGGAATACGCTGTTGCAGCAGCAGCTGAATGTAGGTTAGCATCTATCGCCATTCGAGACATGGCTGAGAAAGAGCTTGAGCGGATCCAAAAGTGAAACTTGTTTCACCTAGCACACATGAGCATTGATACCAGTGTTCATCTGTGCTGGCTAAGAAAACCGGGTTAGCGCCGGGCGGAATCAATGTATCAGAGTGCAACAACGCCGCAGACACTGCTTTATGTGGTCTTAGCCAGCAACCAACACGCATGGGGATTGGGGCAAGAAGCGGGCGGTCCGTCAGCCGCACCGATGAGTCCGCAACCTGACGGATCAGTCCCCAGCCGTGTTGGTGAATGCGTAGGCTGATGCGCGCCGTTTTATTTGCCGAGATCGTCATGCTTGCGTGCTGGCGGCGCGGTTCGCGGAGGAACGAAAGCCGGAGATCAGCACCGGCCACCAGCATCAACACGCATGGGGATTGTCCTCTGGGGATTCTCGGAGGGCCGGAACAGTCCTCAGCCGTGTTGGGTGTTAAGCCAGCAATCGAGGATGTTGACGCAGATTGTTTTCTGGCTTTCCGATCTGCCTTGTTGAAGACCGAATCGAGCCCAACAACCCGCTTGCACGCTTTTAAATTCTTTGATACACTGAAAGCGTTGTCGTGGAAAACAACAAATTGAAGGCCGTTTACACATGCTCTCGCCCTTGGTTTTAATCCGAAGGGTTTCCACCGAGGGCAGTTGTAAACGGCTTTTTAATTGGCTCTCCGCTAATTGTTTTCCGCAGCAGCCGTCAGGGCGCGTTAGCTAATGCGGCAGAAATCTCCGGCACCCAGAAAAGACTATCGTTCTAGCAAGACCAACTAGAGCGTGCGAGCGTAATTGAGCGACTCGCGCAGGCAGGGGTGACTGTGACAGCCAAAGCACCCTTCCCGATGAATCAATCACCTCAGGTGTGTCGTCTAGTAATAGCCGGCAGCTAGTCTCAGGGAAAACCCTGTGATGGGCACGGTGCCTTGGATGTGCAGTCAAAGCCCCCAGGTCACCCGGCGTAGCTAAAAGCGTGAATATAACAGTTGACATGTTTGGAATACATGAGTTACATTTCAAAAAAAGGAGGGAAGTTATGGAACTTGTTTGGGAAAAGGAAGAGGATCAGCGTTTGTTGAAGACGGTATCAACGAGCCCATTCGTGGTGATTGAGGGTCAGCCTTTGTGTATCACGCGAGGGTTTGACAAGTTGGCAAAGAGGGCGGGTCGAGTGATGAAACAAGTGAAGACGCCGGTGGAGATTCTGGACCGACCGATGAAACTTGTTTCAGTCTCGAAGTACTACCCTCGGCTGCAGAGGTACGAGGACATAGGGGAGTTCTGGGCGGACACCGCCACAGGCACGCTCTACAACCGGTTTGACGGCAAGTGTTTATCAAGTGACATGCTTGAGTTGGTTTTATAAAAGGAGGAGAACATGAATACAGGTGGACCAGCGTTTCCCACAAAATCATATGACGTTGCGAGTCAAACATGGACCATAGAAGAAGGCATGACCCTGCGTGACTACTTTGCTGCCAAGGCGATGCAGGCCATGATCACAAATGATGTCATACATTCAGTCGCCATGAGAGAGGCAAGCAAAGCAGGTATTCCCGAAGAATTTGCAGTGGCTCAAATGTCTTTCATGGTGGCAGACGCAATGCTAAAAGCGAGGAGACAATGACCTGGCCATTCCCCACCGAGCCCTTGCCTGATGTGCCCAACAAGCCCATCCCCTTCAACCCAGACAACTTTGAGGACGCGCCGATATGAACAATATGAACAGAGATGACATTATCCGCATGGCGCGGGACTCAGGGATGGAACTGTACGGGCTTGGGAAAGACAGAGAAAAGTTTGTCTATTACCTTGAACGCTTTGCCGCCCTTGTCGCCGCCGCAGAGCGTGAGGCCATCAGCGATGAATGGTGGATGTGCGTTCAGTCTGACCTTGAAAACGGCGTAAAGTCTTTGAATGAAATCGCAACAGAAAAGTGGCAAAAGGAATACCCAGAAATCTCAAAGTTTGCAGCTTGGCTTGAGGCAAGGGGGCAGGCATGAACCGCGAAGACATCATCCGCATGGCGCAAGAGGCTGGTTTTGAATTAGATTGTTGTTCACTGGAATGGCATCAACGAATTGCCCGCTTTGCCGCCCTTGTCGCAGCCGCTGAACGTGAATCAATGATTAAACAAGGCTGGAGGCAATGCGCCAAAGACCAGCGAACAACCCAATTCTGCGGGATGGTTGAGCAGGCTATTCAGGCAGAGCGTGAGGCGTGTGTACAGATTGTTGAAAATGAGGCTTGGCAATACGCATCACCAGTTTGGGCGTTTGAAATTGTTAACGACATCCGAGCAAGGGGACAAGCATGACACAAGCACAAAGAGAGTTTGAAGCAGTGATGAGGGCCGCAGGACATATCAACTTTACTAAGACACATACAGGCAAGTATGCAGTCCCAAGTCTGCAAACAAGATGGAAATACTTTCTTCTGGGATGGGAATTGAGAGGTACGAAATGAGCTGCGAACATGGTCTGACAACTAAGGAATGCTACGTCTGTATGTCTCCAAAGTATGGGGAGCACGACACAAAGCAGGAATGTGTCGCAAAACCACAAGGAAATGAACACATGAGCATTGAAGCAATGAAACAGTGGCTGAAGGCGTTGGAAGAAGCGTGTGGGGATAGATGCAATGCTGAATACAACCCATGTCATGCACGAACAGCCATCACATCCCTAAGAGCTGCATTGGATTGGAAATCAACACCATGCCATGATTGGAAAGGTCGGATAACGCCACAAGGATATGGAGAGTTATCTGCAAACAAAAACAATGGTGGTGGCAATTTAAGAGCGCATAGAGTTGTTTGGGAAGCATTGAACGGCCCTATTCCTGAAGGTATGGTGATTGATCACCTATGCAGGAACCGTTCATGCGTCAACCCAATGCACCTTGAGCCAGTAACGGTAAAAGAAAACAATCTTCGTGGAGAAGGCGTTGGCGCAAAAAACATGAAGAAAACCGAGTGCAAATCTGGTCATCCATTTGATGAATCAAATACAGGCTGGCTAGGAAATGGAAAAAGATTTTGTCGTCAATGCAACAAAATTGCTAGTCAAAAGTATTTTGCGAAGAAAAAAGGGGTTTCCTTATGAAAAAAGCCATAGAGCAGGCTGAGAAACAGGAGCCGGTGGCGTTTGCAAGTCATGGTGTCGTTAACTGGATTGCAGACAAACAGTTTCAACATGAGGCTGACCTCTACACCACTCCACAACAGCGTGAATGGGTTGGGCTGACGGATGAGGAGATTGCTTTGGTGTGCGGAGAGTGTGCGGCGTCTGCCCACAATTGGAATGACATTAGTTTTGCCCGCGCCATTGAAGCCAAACTCAAAGAACGAAATCATGGCTAAACGCATCACTTTGACCATAACAGGCAACATTGAAGCGATTAAAAAACAATTACAAGATGAGTACGGGGTTGAGTTTAGTTATGCCCAAGTGGTTGACTTACTTATCAACTTCTATCGCAAACGCAACAAACCAGAAACATCATGGCAGAAATAAATTCAAACTTAGGTTTAGAAGCTCTTTGGGCTTATGCCAGATCAGCGCCACTAAAGGAGATTTACATGGATCAAAAACAACGTGACATTGAGATTGCCCGTGAGGTGGGGTTCAACACTGAACACCCCGCAACCAACGAGTGGCTGCACCAGTACGCACAGAGGGTGCGTGCCGAAGCTGCGCTTGACCGCATGGCGGACAACGCCAAGGAGCTGGGGCTGGACTATGAACCAAAGGAGAAGAACCATGGATAAAGAACACAGATGCCCACACTGTGAATACCACAAGCAACGCGCCGCCCGATGGCGGGCTGAAGCCTACAAGCTGGGTGGTCACGATGGGATTGAACTCCCATGGAAGGGGTTGACGGATGAAGACGTTGCCCAGTTTGAAACTTGGTACGACGAGGAAGAAGAGCGCAAAGGTTGGGTTCAACCCAAGCTGATGGCTAACTACTTTGAAGCCAAACTTAAGGAGAAAAACACATGAACTTCAACGAATGGTGGGCTACGCTCACACCCGCAGAGCAAAAGGTCATCGGTAGAACCAACGCCAAGTTCGTGTGGTTAGAAGCGTGTGAGTCGTGTACAAAGGTTTGTGAAGAAGCGCAACAACGCTACAAAGAATTGTGGGACAAGTTTTCTTATGACGAGGACGAGGGCCGCATGTTGGGCGCAATGGCATGCAGCGCAGCAATCAAAGCGAAGGAGGGTAAATGATGGGGGATTCCCCTACACAACAAACGCCGTTAACCGATGACGAAATTGATAAACTGGTCGCCCAAGTTCTGCGCCAGCAGTTTGAGGACAGGGAAGTCGTCATCCTGAAAGAAATCGACAGAGCAATATGCAGGGCCGTAGAAGCCTGGCACAAAATAGGAAACACAAATGCTGATTGATCTTGAAAAAATCCGCCTCGACGGAGGCACACAACCCCGCAAAAGCATCATTGAGGAGGCAGTAAGGGACTACACAGAAAGAGTCCTTGAAGGAGCAAAGTTCACCCCGGTTGATCTGTTCTTTGACGGCAAAGACTATTGGCTGGCTGATGGATTCCACCGCTATCACGCGCACAAGCGAGCCGGTCACAAGCAGATCGAGAGCACGGTACACAAAGGCACAAAGCGCGACGCCTTCATCTTTTCCCGCAGCGCAAACTCAAAGCACGGCATGCCCCGCACCAACGAAGAGAAGCGCGATTGCGTTATTTCCTTGCTTGAGGACATCGAATACGAAGGTAAGTCAGATCGTGAGATCGCAAAGATCTGTGACGTTTCAAACATGACAGTCGGGCGTATCCGCAAGGAGCTTGAGCTCAGCAAGAAGAAAAGCCTGCCACCCCCACCCCCTGCCAAGCCTAGCCTCAAGCCAGTCGCTACTCCCCCTCCGCCAGAGCCGACAGAAGAAGATCGCGTGCAGGAGCTGGCCAGCGAGCTGCAGGCTATCGCAGAAGAGAACGCCAAGCTCAAGGACAAGCTGGCGGTGCGCTCGATGGATGAGCTGCCTGAAGCCCAGGCGGAGATTGAGCAGACCTTGGAGGAGCTGCGTGAGAACATCAAGCAGCTTGAGATCGAGCTGGCAGCGGTAACGAAGTCACGCAACGAGTACCAAAACCGGGCTGCAGAAGCCATCAAACAGGTTCAGTACTGGAAACGCAGAGCAGAAAAGGCAGAACGTCAAGCAGCTTAAAGCCCGAAGCCGGGCGGTTTCCCGGCAGGAGAATTGAATGCTTTCACTCAGACCCCACCAGCAAGATGTGGTGGATAAAATCAATGCTGGCTTTGAAGCTGGCCATCAATGCCAACTCTTGTATGCGCCCACGGGTTTTGGCAAAACAGAGGTCGCCATGGCCATCATGCGCGAAGTCTCACGCAAGTATCAGCGCACGGCCATGGTCCTGGACCGCATCGTCCTGGTCAACCAAACATCCACCCGGCTATCCTCTTACGGCATAGAACACGGCGTGCTGCAGGCTGACCACTGGCGGTACAGGCCGCATGAGCGCATACAGATCGTGAGCGCCCAGACCCTGGAGAAGCGTGCAAAGAAGCTGGACATTGACTTGCTCATCATCGATGAGTGCCACGTTCAGCGCGCTAGCATCGTGAAGATCATTCAGTCAAACCCCGGCATGAAGGTGATCGGCTTGACCGCCACGCCCTTCACGAAGGGATTGGGGAATGTCTACACGCATATCGTTGGGGCAAAGGCGACAGGCGAGCTGATCAAGGAGGGGTGGCTCACGCCCCTTCGTGTCTTCATTGCAAAAGAAATCGACATGAGCGGTGCCAAGAAGGTTGCCGGCGAGTGGGCCCAGGATGAAGTGTCCGAGCGCGGCATGAAGATCACAGGCGATATTGTTTCAGAGTGGATCAAACAGACCAACCGGATCTTTGGCAAGGCGGTCAAGACTGTCGTGTTCTGTGCAGGTGTAGCGCACGGCAAAGACCTTGAGCGGCAGTTCAGAGAGCACGGATATAACTTTGTTTCAATCTCTTACCTTGAGGATGATGAATTCAAGCGTGAGGCTATCGAAGAGTTCTCAAAGCCTGATTCCAGCATCAATGGATTGATAGCCACCGACATACTTACTCGCGGTTTTGACGTCCCAGACGTGCTTATGGGTGTGTCTGCGCGGCCTTTTTCCAAGTCTTTTAGCTCTCACGTCCAGCAAATGGGGCGTGTGATGCGTCCATCGCCCGGTAAAGAGACTGGAATCTGGCTTGATCACTCAGGAAACTACCTCCGATTCAGGAATGATTGGGAGAAACTGTTCGATGAAGGCGTGACGGAGCTGACAAAGGACGGTGAAAAAGCCAAAAAAGAACCCAGCGAGAAGGAAAAGAAAGAGGCGAAGTGTCCATCATGCGGGGCTTTGTGGGTGTGGAAGTCCAACACTTGCGGGTCGTGTGGCCATGAGAAACCTATCCGTGGGGTAGCCTCGGTTGCTGGTGAGCTGCAGGAATACAACCGGATTACGCAAGGATTGCTGGGTGAGCAACAGCAGTTTTACTCTGAAGTCTTGTACTTTGCGAAGATGCGCGGCTATCGAGATGGGTGGGCAGCGTACAAATACAAAGAAAAGTATGGTGGTTTCCCGCGAGGATTGACACAAACACCTGTGGCTCCCTCTCAAAAGACACTTAGCTGGATACGTTCCAGAAACATTGCGTACTCAAAATCAAGAATGCGGGCATCGTCATGAGGTTTGAACAGTTTGCAGAAGCTCATGGCTTGCTCATAA